CTCATTGATTTTTTTAAGATTAAATCTTCTTGTACCTATAGACATATTCCAAACCTCAGACCAACTAAAGCCGCCACCACCATGATAAGTTAATTCAAAGCATTCTGTCATGAATGCGGACCTATAGTCCGCTCCCGGGAAAAAAGAATTCAGCTGTCATAGGTAAATCTACAGTCAATTCTGTACCATCTTTAAATATGATAAGTAATTTCATATCAATATCAGGAGTAACAGAGGCAATATACTTACGAAGCTCAATAGAATCAATAGCTAATAAATAACCTTGATCAATAAAATCTCTGATTGTTTTTACAGAATAATCACCATTAACAGCTACAATCTGATGTTTAAGTCTAGTTGATATAATTCCTGCATCTTGACCTAGATTTTTCTTTATGCCCTTAATCTCTTCATCAATCTTTTTATCATCAGCAACTGTTAATACCTTAAAAGTAATTGTATTGCCTGATTTAGGAAGTTTAAATTCAAACTCATTCTTATTGTTAAGAAGAGAGAAGTCAATCTCTTTATACTTAAGATTTTGTAAGTCTGCTTGTACAGTCTCTTCTTCTCCTGTATTAGGATTGTTATACTTAAAAGAGTATTCCTTACCATAAGCAAGAATCCTAGCGGCTATCAGTAAGCCATTTCTGTCACCCAAGGTTAGGTCTTCATAGTTAATTGATGACTTAATTAGACTCTTGAGCATCTTCTCAATGGCGAGGCCCTGGCGCAGCAGATTGACATTTGTGAGGATGTCTTCCTCTTTAGCTGTCATATACTTCATTTCGACTTGTCCAGAAGATAATGTGTTTTCTTTTGCATATACTAGACCTTTTGAAGGTAGGTCTACCAATTCTGTCGGTACCGTAAACTTTTGTTCTGCCATAAAACTATTCTTTTTATATATAAATATATGAATAATTAATTTTGTAAAATAAAAAAAGCCCCTAGTAAGGGGCCTTTTATTAAATATTTGTTTATTAGACTAGTAGTTGAGTACGCAGTAGTCCATTCCGATAGACATTACCAATTCGGTAGGATCAGAAGTAGACCAGTCATAGTTACCAAAAGTAGCTTCTTTAATGAACGCACCTTTGATAATCCACTCACTTACAATGTCACCTACTGGACCTATGATAGACAAGTTAAGATCTTTCTTATAGAAGTCAGAATAACCGTCACGACCAGTTACAGACTCATGGTGAAGACGAACCCACTCAATCACGGCTTGTTGACCAGAAGGAGAAATTGGGTTATAGAGTGACAAACTCATATCTCTCCATTCAGCTTTACCTTTAATCTTACGGTAAACATTGATGTGGTCGAGTTTGATCTCGTTTAAAGTTACCCCTGGAGCGTCGGCCTTCTTAATCATATAAGAAGGAATACCGTCGATGTACATCACAAATCTATTTGATACTGTAGGTTCAAACGCTGTGAACATTATTTCATTTGGATCCAATACTGGCATTGTATATTAAGTTTTATTCTACTTATAAATATTCGATAACGAATTTATTTATGCTTGTGCTTTTTTGCCCTTAATTTTATTAATTGCATTTTTTATTTCTATTGCTGCAGCACCACCTAATAATGCAGCTAATGTTGATACTCCAGATAGAAGAATATCAAACTCGTGTCCGGCCATTTTAGAAGCAGACTTGAGTATATCATATGCATTTGCAGGATCTGCAAATATTTGTGATATAATTTCTTGAACACCTTCGTTAAGCTGTCCCTCTTCTACTTTATCTTTTGAACCCATTTCCATTTCATTGATCTTCTTATCAAGCTTTTCTTTAGCAGCTTTTAATTCGTCTAATGTACGAGTTTTCTTTTCCATTTCTTTATCTATTTCTTCTATTTGATTTACTTCTTCAACTTTTTTCATTCCGTCTTTAGGAAGCTTCTTTTCTTTAACTACTGTCCAGTCACCAAAAGCCTTTCCAGACTTTTTAGCTTCAGTTATAGTCAATTGTTTTTTTACACTCTCATACAAGTGTGCTGGAACTTTGATTCTTAATACTGTATTATCATTCATCTTAAAAATCTTTTATATTATTGACCAAATGTTGTGCCAGTTGGAAGAATGTTGAAGTCAAGTTGAATGAATTCCGCAGTCTTGGTTGGTTGCAAGTAAATGGTACCAACTAATTGGTTACGATCTACTACATCTGGTGTATTATTTGTCTCGTCCATCACCACTTGGAATGCATACAAACCTTGTCTTTGTTGTACAGACTCTAAGTAAGGATTAACTTGATTTAAGAATTTATTACGAGTTACTTGGGTATTTGGTTCAAACACAATTGTTTCACCAATTTGTCCAATGTAATCTTTAAGAGCAATCAACAATCTGCGAACGTTTACACGATCAAGAGCAGAAGGCTTCTGTTGTAAAGTCTTTTGACCATAGATAACAGTACCAACTCCAGGGAATGCAGCGATCGGATTGATTTTTCCTTGATAAAGAAGGTTGCGATCATTAACAGTTAACTTTCTTTCTGGTTGAAGCACGGTTGCTAATGCACCGCGATTTAAACCTGCTGGGGCAAACCATTCTGCAGATACTTTATCATTGTATTCATATACTGCTGGTACCAAGGTAGAAGCAGGAACAAAATTCAATTTACCAGTCTCACGGCTTCTAATTTGTACCCATGGCCAATATGTTGCACCATAAGAGTTGTCATAATTTACAGCTTGTGTAAGTACGCTATTGATTTGAGCTCCATATCCTACCATGTCAATTACTGCGATAGCATCACCACGATCTTGAGCTAAAGTAAGAATAGAACCAATTGTAGTTTCAGAATTTTCATTAGTTAAACCAGGAGCATAAACAACATTAAAGTCGTATGTATCTTGATTTTCAAGTAAATTTATACCAACGGCATAATCTGCTGAATGTACACCTTGAATATTAGTTGTTGGAGTTGCAACTACTGAATTAGCAGATGGAATACTTTCAAAGAAATTTACAGGAGCTTTTCCTAATGAACCAAAAAGAGCTCCAATTGCACCACCAAAAGATCCAGAACCTACTTTAGGCATCGAAGATGTATATTGGTTTTGGGCTATTCCGTTTTGGCTAAAATATCCAGGTGTTGGTAAATTTACAGACTTAACTCTTACATAACGGCTCCTATTTGCATAAGATCCTGTAGTTTGTAAATAATAATCACCAGTAGAATCTGTACGAAGAGTTTGGGTTTGATCACCAATCACATAAGCAATATAGTTATTTTGATTAGGATCTAAAGAAAGACCATTCCATGTTTCAAGGATAGTCTTACTATTATTGTAATCGTCGCCACGACGAATAATTAAATTAAATACACCTGAACCTGTATCAACAGAAGTAATTTCCCAACGTACATTAGAAGACGATCCTGAAGGAAGTGATCCATTTACAGATAGTCCTCCAACATTATTCATTACTGTACCTACAGATAATGTTTCTAAATCAAATGATGAAGACGTTGAAGGATTGAGTACTGAAGAGGTTGCTGCTGTATAAGAACCAGAAGCTACTCTAGTAATTAACAAAGAATCACCACCTTGCTCAAAGTAATTGAGGGCAGCAATTGAAGTTAAATACTCATAGTTAAAACCTCCAGAAATAAATGAAGCACCAAAGAGCGCTTTATATTCTGAATAGGAAGTTACTAATGTAGGAATATTAACTGGTCCAGTTACAGTAGGTCCTAAAAGTGCTGCGCCAGCGGCAACAGGTCCTTGTGTTATTTGGGATAAATCGTTTTCATTTAAGAAAACTCCTGGGCTAATAAGTGTTTCGGCCATTTATATTATTTTTATCTAGTAATAAATATCTATCTTTTATTCAAAACACTTTATTGGAATTCTCCAGTTTCTATATTTATGTTGACGTTACCGTATTTGTCTTTAAGCTCTTCTAGAAGTTTTCTTTCTCTGTCTTTTATTTCCTTAATTTTTTTCTTTTCTTCTTCTACTAACAACTCAATTGTTATTTTTTGGTACTCTAGCTCTCCTAGAGTAGATGCAACTTCGATAGAGTCTTTTTTAATTAACTGTATCCTTTGTAATTCTGTTTCGGTTATATTACCCATAATAAATATGCTAATTGTTGAGAGAAATAAAATGGCCCTCTAATTAAAGAGAGCCACCTTTTATATTAAAGAACAAAAATATGATTATTCATCTATTTTAACTAGTTTGAATAAAGTAGGATAGTTTCCTTCTGATTCTACAGAATCAAGATCTTCTAAGCTTAGAGATTTATACTCAAGCTCTTTTTCTTCTTGAAGAAGGTTATTAAACTCGGTTTGGAATTCTACATACTTTGGATTAGGCTCTGCTAAAATAATTTTGCCCTCTTCATCTTTTTCTACTTTTGAATAGATAGGAATAGAAGTATTACCAGATTCATCAGTCTCACCGAACTTTTTAATAAGATCTTCTCTTAACAAATCTACAGACTTTTTTTCTTCTACTACTTTTTTCAAAAGATCTGTTAACCAATACTTTGTAGTTAACTTTATCTTTTCATTTAATAAACCTTTAGATATAACTTGACCTGTTTGTTGATTAGTCAAACCAGATAATTCGGCTTCTAAGTTATAGAACTCGAATAATTTAAGCGAAACTTTTTCCATATATTATTTAGATTTTTTTATTGCTTTCTTTACTACTTCTTTTTTTTGAGTAGGCTTAGTTACTGGTGCTTTTTTCTCAGCGACCTTCTTTACTACTCTCTTTTTTCTTTCTACAATTTCTTCTTGGGTTGCCACAGGTTGCTCAACTACTACAGGAACTTCTTCTACTACTACAGGTGGTTCAATCTTTTCTGGGACTTGTACTGGCTCTTCTTTTTTAACTGGCTTTTTGTCCATGTTGTATGCAATAATAATAGCTACAACCAAAGCCACGGCGATAATTACAATTGTCATAGATGTTTATTTATTTATAAATATATAAGAACTGATGAAAAGTTATATCTATCCTACTTTGTATAATCTCCCTGTTAGATCATTAGCTTGCAACTCTGCTGCTTTATCTATAGCTTCTTGTTCATTATCATAAGAATAGATTGGATCTGTATCATTTAATTTAGATACCCAGATCTGATCATTTCCTGGTATGAATTGTTTTAATACAATATACATAATCTTTTACAATAAATATTTAAAATTATTAGGCATCTTGAACAGTATAAGCAGTATCTCTATTTGCTGTTACAGTAAAATTAGCTGAAGTGAATATACCTACTGCCGGGCAAGTTGATGTTGTTAATGATCTTCCAAATCTATATTCAATAGACGTGTTATTTGGATCGACTATTTTAACTGTAACTGATGTACCTGATGCATATCCAGCTGAATATCTTAATGTACATGAGGTACTATTAATTAAAGATCCTACTAATGAATAATTAGTTCCATCTGTTGATATATAAAATTGAGGATCCACTCCTGGTGGATTAACTGTATCTAATTTAGCATAAAAGGTTACTGTATATACAACAACTGCAGATTGTACCCAGATTTTGTAAGGCATAATATAATAATTTTAAGGACATTCACCAAATAAAACACAATATATTTTACTACCACTAGCAGCATTGTAAGTATAATTATAATTAAAACTAGCTGTTATAATACCCGAATTTACATATACAAGTTCAACAGAAGAAGCTAAGGGAGCTCCATCAGATCTCCATGGTTTTCCATAATAAATAGCAAAATACCCATCATCACTTCCCGAAACATTAATACTATAAGTAACATTAGTGGTTCCTAATTCAATAGGAAGCATTGTTGTAGGATAGCATTGTGAATTGCGATCAGCATGCTGGTATAATGTTCCAGTTATTCCGGTATCAATAGAGGCATTATGGTTATAGTTATACCAAGCAGACATTGATAAGTTAGATAAAGTAAGTTTATTAGATTGAGAAAATCTAGATCCTGAAGATAATACATTTATTGGGGCATATACTGTACCGTATCCTCCGCAAAAAGCTTGTCCCAATCCCCAAGTCCATCCACTTATAGCATAATTTGTCATTATACTTTGAGATGTTTCTACTCTTACATCATTAAACGATATTTGTCCACTACTAGGTAATGCCATAATTTATTACATTGAACCTGTTAACCAAGGTGCTGTTTGAACTAATACAGGAGGATTAATTTGATTTTCTATTTGTTGATATACACTAGCAGTATATTGATTCATTTTTTCTTCACCCATAGAAGCAGTCATCCAATTGTATACTGTATTATAAGTTAAATCATTAAATGGGATAAAAGTAGATCCTGATTCGTATGTTATAGCTTGAGTTCCTATACAAGATCCTTGGTATGATCCAGTTGATCCATAAAGTTGCCAGTGAACTAAGAATACTACATCAGTTTGTCCTGATGCTGTTGGGTATGATTCTAATGGATTGAAATTCCAAGTGTAATTTATAGCCATTATTATTTATTATTTACTAAATAATTAATTTGGGTTTGTAGATTGTTTATTTGCTTTTGCTGTTCTTTTATTGCCTCTATCAATAGTGGTACTAACTTCTCATATTGTACAGTTAAATAGTCTTCTCCTGTTATTGACTTGTCATTTCCATTATTATCGAATGGAGCTAATTTAACTGCTTCAGGAAGTACTGCTTGAACGTCTTGTGCAAATACGCCAACTAATGATTCTTCTGTGTTGTAGTTGGCTAATTCTTTTGCTTTATTATTCCAGTTATAAGTAAAGCCTATCAATTTTTCTACTTTCTCTAATGGTGTTTCTATAGACTTAATATTAGTCTTTAAACGTCTATCTGATGAGTATGCTACTATATCATTTGATGCATCTATTCTACCATCAGTCGCATTTGGTGCTACATTCACACCTAGAGCTCCTGTGTTAACTCTAGCATCTCCTACTATATCTAGTCTATATGTTGGGTTCGTATTATTAATACCAACTTCACCACTAGATTTTAATGTAACTCTTTCTGATGTGTCTGAGCTTCTAATGTGTAGACCGCCAGTACCAAAATCCATATAATTTTCTGTACCGTTTAAATGCAGTCTAAATCTATTTCCTGAATCGGCATTATTACCCATCCATATATTAGTAACAGAATCTGTTAAGAATAAGTCTCCTCCTGTTAATGTAAGTTTTGATCCTGGTGATACTGTGCCTATACCAACATTGGTGCCATTATCAAATATTGGAACGCCTGTATTACCAATAGTAGTAGCAGAAGTAAATTTAGCTACATAGTTTGTTGTTCCTGATACAGCTACTGATGTACCACTAGTACCTGAACTACCAGATGATCCAGGTCCACCAGTTTGTCCAGATGTTCCAGATGTGCCGCTACTTCCTCTAGTGCCAGATGTACCAGACGAGCCAGATGTTCCAGATGAGCCAGGTGCACCAGTTTGTCCAGATGTTCCAGATGAGCCAGGTGCACCAGTTTGTCCAGATGTTCCAGATGAGCCAGGTGCACCAGTTTGTCCAGATGTTCCAGATGAGCCAGGTGCACCAGTTTGTCCAGATGTTCCAGAGCTACCAGATGATCCAGGTGCACCAGTTTGTCCAGATGTTCCAGAGCTACCAGATGATCCAGGTGCACCAGTTTGTCCAGATGTTCCAGATGAGCCAGGTGCACCAGTTTGTCCAGATGTTCCAGAGCTACCAGATGATCCAGGTCCACCAGTTTGTCCAGATGTTCCAGATGTGCCGCTACTTCCTCTAGTGCCAGATGTACCAGACGAGCCAGATGTTCCAGATGAGCCAGGTGCACCAGTTTGTCCAGATGTTCCAGATGAGCCAGGGGCTCCATTTGCTCCACTAGTACCAGACGAGCCAGATGTTCCAGATGAGCCAGGGGCTCCATTTGCTCCAGATGTACCTGCGCTACCAGATGTTCCAGATGAGCCAGGGGCTCCATTTGCTCCACTAGTACCAGACGAGCCAGATGTTCCAGATGAGCCAGGGGCTCCATTTGCTCCACTAGTA